AGTATCAAAATTCTCTTGAGCAGTTTCTACCTTAGGGGCAGGTTTAGGTGCAGCTTTAGGTGCAGCCTTAGAACCTGAAGTAAGAGTATCAATCGAAGAACCTGGTGAAGAATACTGAGAAATTACATTCATTACTTTATTTCTCTGTTCATCGTTCCATGATTTATAATCAAAGTTAGCAAGATCAGGAGCATCTTTAAGATAATCCAAAATCATTTTGCGACCTTCATTAGTATCGGTTACATTTTCACCATTAATGGTCATAGCAGAACGAGAACCTTGGAATTTACATGAATCGTAATTAGGATAACCACCTTTCTTAGAAAGAACTAATTCAAAGTTTTTACCTTCAAACGGATCAAATACTTGAGTAGGTTCATCAAATTGTGGATTTAGTTCTTCATCAATTTTAGCCTTAATCTTATATCCAAATTTGAATACTTTGATTTGACCTTCAAGATCACGATTTTGTGGATCTTTTACGATTTGAACAAGTGCATAGAATACCTCCCTGCGCTTTAAACTTTCGGACATCTTTTTATCTACAGCGGATTCACTGTTACGAAGCTTAAAGAACATATCCTGTACTGGACATTTCTCGCCTACAGTAGATGGAGAATCTGGTCTTCTAACCAATAAACGAATTTGCGAACGAAAGGTTTGCGGGGATTTTTAATATTAGGTAAGAACCTAAGTAGAGAACGGTATGTACCGTCTTGCCCTTGATCGGGCTTTGGGGAATAAAGATCGCTGCCTCCGCCTGAAGGGCGATCTCCTGTGTCGAGGTCGTTAACACTCACACTGAAAATGTCGAATTCATTTGCCATTTTAGTTGCCTTTTTTTAAGTTTTGTTTTTAAGTTAATTAAAAGCATAACTTAGCATTGCCTATTTACGTGCCCGGGATTGCCAATAAAAACTCTGCCTTGTTAATGCCAGTTACAAATTCCCTGATAAATCAGTTCCTTTGTTATTTATATATTCACAACGGTACTTAGTTTCAGAGAATGTTTAGATTTTTATCAATAAGTATTCCTACTACATCAATGTCTCTAATACTAAATACTTTTTCATCATTAACTGTAAATTCAGTACCAGCCAGATCATGAAAAAGAATTCTGCAGCCAACCTGGATATCTTCATCGGTAACATCAGGTCCTACCGATATGACAGTTCCTGAATAAGGTGGAGCATGCTGCCCTTCCAATTTAGGTACATAAATTAGACCTATCTTTTCAGGATATTCATCTTTTTTAAGAAATATTCTATTTTTTATCGCGTTTATCATATGAATCTGAAACTAAGTTAAAAACTCTATATATAAAATTTATCTGATTAGTTGAAAGAATAGTATTTATTTACTAGTGGTTTGAGAGTTAAGGATGAAGTATGCATCTACAAGGTCATCGAGTGGTTTTGGAATTTTTTGACTGTAATCTTTTCCTTGTACATATTTCCATAATTTTGTATTTCTTAGATCTTTATCATTAAGGACATCATCCTGGAATGCTTTAATCATAAAATGTTTATTTGCATTTCCTTTACCTGCTAACTTCTTTACATGCGAAGGCTGAAAAATTGATATCTTTTCAGATCCATAAGTATTTAGTAAAGCTGCTCTTAGGAATGAATTGTATTGTACAATGTCAATAAAAGAATTCCCAGTTGAACCATAAGAGAATCCCTCTAGTGATACATGAGTATCATCAGTTCCAAAAAATGTTATAAGAGAATTTGAAATAAGGTCTGCGATAGATTTACAGTCTTCAAGCTTTTCCCTTTCCCTGACGAGAAATGAATCTGCCATAACGTTACGAAAATAAGGAAATCCTAAAATTGTTCTATCATCAATTAGTTCTTTATGAACCTCAAATGCCTTTGGCATTTTTTTAGTATCATCCCAGATACGGTCTCCAAAATTAAAAAATGAAATGAAGACATATTTGCCTTCATGATTCTTTATACATACAGCTGGACTATTCAGCGAAAAATCAATACCTATTCTTAGCACAAAAATTTAGATTAGAGTCTCTTACCTAATACTGCACCTAATGCAGCACCAACAAGTCGACTAGTTAATAGATCATAAAGAGCGCCTTTTTCAATTCCTAAGACTTTACAAATGGCTTCACCAATACTTTTACCTAACGCAAAACCAGTAAGACCCCCAAAGATTGATCCTAAGATCCCTTCGTTGACAATCTCTTCAACAATTTCGTCAAGATTTTGTCCATTGTTATGGGCGTCTACAATTCTTTGTACTGCTTCATCAATAGCTGCATTCTGTTCTTCTGATAATTCTGATTCATTTAAGACCTTTAATAGATCATCAGTATCAGCCTTGGATTCAATTATGTAGTCTTTAAAGGTTTTCATCTGTTCTTTATTTAATTATATATTAGACAAGATCTACCTTGAATTCAAGGAAGTTATGGTGGAATACCATGTCAAAGGTTTGGAACTCTACTGTGTTACTTGAAAAATTAAGATCCAGGTTACTAACGCTGATCCAAACCATCTGTCTTAGCTTAACAGTAACGAGTACATTTCCTTCACCATCTAGCATCTGTATACCATTTCCTTCTGGTACATGGGATGTCTTACCACTTAGATTATAGTAATAATTAAAAGTATCAATAGCCATCCAATAATTAATCCAACCATCAAACGCCTGCATCGTAACAGTAAACTCGCTTTCATAAAGTTCTTCCACCGGTAAACTTGATCTATAACCCCTAGTATAACCTGGGTAATTATTTTGTTCAGTTGGAGTATAAGACGGTCCTGGTAAATTTATAGATTGAATACCATAGTTAAAATAGTCAATTGGTTCTTTAATAAGTCCACCAGGCATCCTATTAAAGTAAGGTCTATACTTATCCGCAATTACTGGAGGAATAAAGTTTCTAGGAAACGAAAATCTAAATTGGTTATTTCTTGCACTGAGTAGCATATCTTAATCTTTATTGAATACTGTTTGCACCGCTTGTAAAACCGTTTGCACCGCTTGTAAAACCGTTTCCGCCCCCTGTAAAACCACCTAAGCCGCTTAATCCAGATGTTACTTGATTAACACCGGGTATTGTCTTAATTAATTGTTTAGCTGCTTGTGTAAAAAATGCCTTTTGCTTAGCAGCAGTTGAAGCAGTTTCTTTTACTTTATTAATTGACTCAATCTGTTGTCTTTGATATTTTACAAGTTCCTCTGCCTGCTGAGCGGCAGTAGCCTGAGATAATAAAGCCTCGGCTGTAGCTGATCCTAATTTTTCACTCAATGTAGCAACTTCATTTGAAAGATTTTGATTACTTTCTTTAAGAGAGCCAATTACAACGGTTTGCTCATTTATTAATTGATCTTTTTGTTGTATGTCAGCTGTCAATTTTTCAACTTGACTTTGTAAGGATGCAATTTCTTTTGAATATTGTAACCTAGCTTCTTCTAATTGAGTACTCAAAGAAACCTTAGGTTCTTCTGTAAATGACAAGAATGTTCCTGTGTATAAAACCGATTCATCAGATTCTCCACTAGGATCAACCATTTTAGTTGAGATATAAAAGTTTCTGTTATCTAAAGCAAGAATTTTTTTGGCATCATCACTGTCTATTCTAAAAAGAACTTGACCTGACGCCATATCAACATTTTGAACATTTGTATAATTAGGAATTCTAATTTCATCCTTCTCTCCAATGAATACCATATAAAGAGTACCTACATTACTAAGATCAATCGGAGTATTAACGCCATCAGTTTCATCAAAGATTGTAAAAATAAAATAGTCGTCAAATGGCGATATCTTAATTGTACCTTCACCCTGTGATTTAGGTTCTTCGTTTACTGAAAGATTGACAAACCTCTTATAAACCTGAGTCTCTTTCTCCGATAATGGTATTTCTGTATTAACTGCCATCTTATTCAGTAATGTTTTGTATTTTTGCAGGTGATATTGCAGCTTTAATATTTATCCTATCTCTAAAACTAGTAACATACTTAGTCTTTACCACCAATTTCTCTGTGATTTGTTCAGAGGTATTTGCACGGTTATTACCAGATCCTGTTGATACAATAATGTTTCTTCCATCGTCTGGTGCAATCTGATTAACTACGTTTGCAACAGTAGGAACCGTTCCTAAATTAATCTTCATTAATCTTCTTCCGTACTTCTTAACATCAAATGAAGTTAATCTAGCATTCTTAATGATTTGAGAATTATCGGCTCTATTATAAAGTCTCAGTACATAATTAATTGCAAATGATACCGCTATTCCACTATTAAGAACAATCGGTCTATACAGGATAGGATTATCAAAATCATTAGTTTGTGAAACTATTTGATTGTTTGTTTGAATATAAGTATTTCCTATCTGTTCACTTAATGTAATTTCATGAAATACCACATAGTTACCACCGGCCGAATTAAGTTCGGCAATAAGATTAGAAAGAGAAGAACCGTTTACTAACCCGGTCAATTCAAAATAGTCTCCAACCGGCGATTCAATTACACTTGCATATAGATAATCATAAATATCTCTATTAAGAATCGTATATGCATTAATTTCTTTTACTTCATAAAAGCTATATGCATTAACAGTCTGTGTACTTAAAATGCCTAATGCTCTAATAGTTAAAGTAGGACTGGTAATAAATCCTAATCCTTCAGTTAACTTATATCCTAATCCATTTGATACATTAGGATTAAAATTCTGACTTATGTTATAAAGAGATGGTACTCTCCATTCAATATAAGTAGAATATAACTTATCAGCAATAAGAAGTGGATCAGGATTAAAAACCGGAGTATCGGTCTTTAGAAAGTTTATTGAAGAAAGTACGATGTCATCACCATTTCTCTTTTGTGTAGTGACATCAAAAATAATACCATCATAATCTTCAAAGGAAAACCCTGCAACAAAATGTACTCTTACCTTATCATATTCAATATTTAGGTTAGGTGAAAATGTTTGTAATAACTGAGGTGTTGGCGTTAATTCAGGATCATAATCATTATAAGGTACACCTATACTAGTGTCAAGATAAACATATTGAGATTTAGCAGCATTAATAGGTACAGCAGAGATATCTCTATAATTACCCATTGTAGCAGCAACAGTATCTGTATTAAAGAAATAAGAACCGTTTGTATAACCATCTCTCATTATCTCAATAGGATAGGTTCCGGTATTAAAAGTATTTGGACCAGGGTTGGCCTGGTCAATGTAAATATACTCGACGAGAATGCTATCCGATAGTTGTATAAATTTAGATGATTCCATTTGTTCTATTTATTTACCATTGAAGGAATTTAGGAGTATAGTTAATTCCTAAACCAACGTACGGTGAAAAACCACCAGATCCGATCCCATAACCAATATGAAGACCAATTCCTACCGTTTTTCTACTTTTATATTGGATGTCTAATATGCCTGGTGATTTAGGATCAATCATTATTCCCTTAGCATCATTGAATGTAGTACCTGGATAATCCGTTGAAAGATTTACAAAAACTTCCTTCGTTTTTTTATCTCTTAAAACGGATGCAGTTAACCAGATGTTTTGCTTAAGATCAATTACCGCATTTCCAAATCTTATAGAGTCTTCCTTTATGTAATATGGTAGTCCTACATTAATTGATCTGGAACTCTTACTCCAAGCGTTAGAAGAAGCTATGGTTGCAATAGAATTGAAATCGCCTAACACAGTATCTTTAACAATAACAGGAACATTAACAATTCTTTCTTCTATCTTTGTCTTAAACTTAATAACAGTTACAGGCGGTCTATTCTTTTCAAAGTCTAATTCTTTTTTAGCTTCATCTAAGGTTAACGTTAAAGCCCTGATATCAGCAGCAGAATTACCCCACTTATTTTTATAGTTTCGGATTGTGTCTTGCTGTGCTTTATAATTATTCTCAATTCTAGTAATTTCACCTTTTGCTTTATTAGTGGCTTCGCACTGTCTTAATAGCAAAATTAATAAAATAACAAAGGCACCTAAGATAATCATCCTGGTGTTTTTTGGATTAGTTAAAAATGACCACATTCCTTTTAATATGCTAATTACATTTATCATATACCTTCTTCATATATTTGTAAAAGTTTATAAGGAGTAACTTCAGATGCTCCATATTTTTCAATTAAGCGATTCATAAAATCCCCTTCTTTTTTCTTTAAGGTATCAAGTTCATCAAATAGAGTATCTCTCTTTTTTGCTAAACTTTCAATACTCTTTTGCATTAAATCAATAGATGTTTCAATTTCTTTATAACGATCTACAAATTCTTTAAGTTCAATTCTTTCTTCAGTATTCATGTTTTTTATTTTAATAAAGCTCAACCTGTGCCTCCATCTGTGCCTCAGTATTAGTTGCAGCAGTAGCACCAATAGTAGGACTAAGTAGATTTGTTATAACCCAACCGCGTTCAGTATTATAAGTAGTACTACCAACACTAGTCTGAAACACGGTTGTATAATTAGTACCCAGCCACATTAACTCAACAAAAAATTCTGCGGCTTTTTTCGGGGTAGCACCAATTGTTGAAGTTGTTATAGTTCCGATTTGTGCCGCCGCACCTTCTGCAAATTTATTTATGTAAATATTTATATTTCCAGTACTACCACTACTAGGCCAATCATATTGGGTACCACTCTCGTATATCCTAGTTGGACATGCTATAATGTGGAGTGCCAGTCTTTGACCATTATAAATACCATTAGGTATAAAAAGATCAAAGGCATCAGTTGAAACATCAATTGACGAATATGGGCCACCTTCCCATCCTATGTAAACGTCTACAAAGGAACTGTCCATTACAGATGCAGGTATGGTAAAACCGTAAAAAGCAGAATGACCAGCAGTAAGAGGATTAACCTTTACTTGTTTTCTGGTGTATCTAAATCTATTACTAACCTCTGTCATATCTTCTCTGGCATGAAACTTAGTACCTGTGCTACCAGTTGTACTATCTCTACCAACAACCTGTACCCCAAAATTAACCCCTTTACCGGACGAATCAGAATTAGTTACCTGGAATCCTATAAACCCGTTAACACCTGAAGTGTTGGTGATTTCAATAGAGGATGTCGTAACGTCAACTCTTTCTATCGCAGTACCTAATATATTCTTTCTAAATGTAGCCATTAAAGGCGCAACGACCGTGCCACCATGCTGTCTACTTACAATAATTGGATATTGATTAGTTGCAATAGCATCCCCAGCGATGTGAATATGTCTATACGCTGTAGTAAAAGGAGAACCGTATGACGTTGCACCCCACGCCAGGTTACCTTTAATTCTCACCGCACCATATAAACCAGATGAGGTAGAATTATCTACTCTTATTGAATTAGTAGAGGTTGAAGGTTCTAGGTATATATTACCTGAATTACTCGTATTAACCGTAATATCACCGCCTGGTGAAATTAAATTAATTGCAGTCCCTCCCATATTAAGAACAAGACCTGCACTAATTGTAATATTTTGTAATGTTGTAGATATATCAATTGGTCCAATACCACTCTGCAATAAAATACCGCTAGAATCAACTCTAATTCTATTATTTGAGGTAGACGCCATCAAAACAGTATTACCCCAATGTGTAATGTTATTGGCTTCATTTAATATTGTACCGGTCTTAGTAGTAGTTGTGGTAGGTATTGTAATATTACCACCAATTTCAAACAGCGCAGATGCACTGCCAAAAGAAGTTGATACCGAGAATTTTGCAGGTATAGAAGGATTAGAAGTTCCTACCACAAACGAGATATCAGATACCTCAGATCCTAATCCGCTTGGTGTAGGGTCAACACCTGATAAGAAATTGATTTGTTTACCAGAATAAAACTGTTGCCCTCTCTTAAGTGTATTAAGATTAAATCCAATAAGATCAGATAAAGATAGCGGGGACGTAGCTGCCTTAGGAACGGTAATATTCAATGAATCATCTATACCTAAAGAAATATCAGAAAGATTTGCAACTGTGCTCTGTTCAAATTTATCACCAGGAATTGCACCACCGCCCATAAATTTAATAGCGGCTGCACTTGAATCCTTTTGATGTACTAATACTGAAAGTATGCTTGAGTCTAACGACTTGGTCATTACATCAGGTATAAGAAATGCCGAGGTAAAGCTTATACCACTTGGCGGTATCGCTGTTGTTGCAACTCCACCAAGAATCGCAACCGATATACCTTCGTTAGTTACTTGATTTGCACCAGATGAAGTACCGCCTGGCATAGGAACTATATAGGCAACGTTTTGATTATTTATAGAAGCAGCACCAGGATAACCACCGGCATAATTAAAACCAAAACTAGAACCAGAAGGCCCGGTAGGTCCGGCTAAATTAGTATTTGTTAATGTCCAAAGAGTTCCATTATATTGCCAAACATCACCATTAGATTGCAAGTAATAATCATCCTCTTCAACAGTAGGTATGATTAATGTATTTGGATCTGTTCCTGGTGCAACGACAGGATCATCATACCAAGTAGCACCGCGTAGCCCTCTCCCACCAACCGGACCAGTAGGTCCAGCAATACCTTGGGGGCCAACAGGACCACCACCATTTAACAATAATTGATCAAAATTAAAATTGATCTTATTTACTGCCTGTGAAATGGTATCTGATGCTATTAATTCTTGTATCGTGATCGCCATTATTCTTTTTATTTTTTAACTATTGTAACACTGAACCCGAAAGACTCAGAGAAACCAGTCCTTTTGTTATATATTAAGCTTAAATCAAACGGATTAGTATTAAGTATCTTGGTAGATACATTCTGATTTATGTTTAACCCAGCTGCCGATTTTTCGCTATTTGTTAATTCGGCTGTTGTGTAAATTGATCCAGTCTTTTCTCGGGATGATCTAACATAAAAATCAATGTTACCTACTTTATAAAGACTTAAGATATTTAATTCAATATACTTATTCACATCATCATTAAGAGTTGTAATATCACCAAATCCAAATGCAGTATTAACATACTTTTCAAATTGTGGCTTTATGTAGTTAAATAGATATTCGGTTAATCTCTTTTGTATAAACATGTAAAATTGAACATAAGGTACAGTTTCATTATACATAAACGTTCCATCTATTAAACTAGGATCCTTTATTGCATCTTGGAAATACTCTGAAGGAATAAATGTTTCAAGAGTTATTTGTTGAGGAACTTTCAAATACTTAGATCCAAAAAATGATTTCTTTTCAAGCATTGAAAGGGTTCCAATAACTGATTGTATTTTAGACTTATCAATACTCTTTGTAAAATACCCAGGTTCCCAGTTAGATGAAAAAATGTAATAATCTTTATAATCAATACCTACTTCATTAATTAGCGGATAGAGACTTAAGAATGCGCTATCAGAAGATAACTCTAAAACCGTTGACGGATCTTCTTGGTTTACTTTATGATAAAAATAGTTTTTAAGTATTCCGAATAATTCATGCTGACTATAAAACTGTGAATTTGAATATCTGCATAAATTAAATACCTTCCACTTATATAATTCATCAGGTATTGGATTGCCTGTTGAAGTAGTTCCTGTATTTCCAGTTACACCAGTATTTCCAGTTACACCAGTATTTCCAGTCGTTCCTGTATAATAACCATTAGAAAAGTCTACATTGGCATAAGGGTCTCTGAAGAAAACAATATCTTTAGCCAAAGGTTTAAACCAGCCTGAATGTCTAGCTATTGGGGTAAGATTAGGTTTATCTAATAGAGATAAATCATAACCAATAATATCTGTTAAGTTAAAGATAGTCGGCTTATTTTGATCAGGTAAAATTCCAACATATATTGACTTAAGGATATCATCCTGTGGTCTTAGCTGAATTGAAAAAGTTTGAGCAAGACTGCCATCACTTGCAAGAACCTGATTTCCATTTTTATCAATAGTTTCATAAACGATATTAGGATTTCCTAAATTAACATCAGTAATTATATTTGCAAAACTTAAACTATCAAACGTACTTAAATAACCATTAAATCCACCACCTATTAATGTATAAACAGCAGACTTAAGTTTTACTGTAGGTGGAGCTGGCGAAGGTAAAGTAAAAGATAAACCATTCTTAAGAATAGTTGTTGCATAAAATTGAGTATCTGAAACGATTTTTGATATTCCCTCTATTCTATATAAGTCACCGTCTATCGTAAACTCTATTGGATTATATTGACCACCTGAACCTATTGTAATATCTCTAATAAATCTGGTAGCATTACCTTCAAGGTCACTTATACCTTGGATCAAATATTGTCCGACTGCTGGTGAAAATGAAGATGAAGTAAAACTTATAGCGCCTTGCATTATAGAATTTTCATAAGATGAATTTCCTACAGGCGTACAATCGGTTAAGGTTTGGATTGAACTGTTTAATGAATAGAGAGAAGTTCTATCTATAGACTTCCCAGCAGGATTTAAGCATTCATTTTCAAATGATATGAAAATCAACATTACTATTGTTTTCCACTTTTCATTTTTAATAAACTTAATCTGCTTTTTTGGCTTTCCTGGTTCATTAGGAATTAACATAACAGAGAACCTATAATCATTAAATGAACCATCCTTGATGTACGAAAGCTTATCAGCGTTAAAGTTTGCTTTTTCATCACCTGACGATTTCTTCTTTGCAATAATTCTAACTCCTCTTAAAAATGACTCTGCGTAATTTAATTTATTACCGCCAGAAAATCTCCCATATCTTAGTTGTCTATCAATAAGATTAATATTGTTTCCATTAACAAATCGGTCCGCTATAAAATACTCATCAAAATAGTTTTTATCAACTCGCTGAAACGTACCGGTGTTAGCACCTAAAGTATCAGTTGGTGATTGATCAAAATAGCTCCACGATTCTCTTATTGCATCATTCGTAAAATAAGAAGGAAACTCACAAAGATAATACCACTCGTGACTAAACCCATCAGGTGATCTCCCAGTATTCCATTGAGATGGTGCAAAGTTATTAATTCCAAATGCAAGATTAATATCTAATCTATATGGATTGTTTCTTACATCAGTACCGCCATCATACCAACACCACTTATTAATGTAAGGTACTACTCTCGATGCAACAGCCTGTTCCTTTAAGTAATTTTCTTCAAGTCTTTGATATTCTGATTCTATATCAACTTCGGTATTTACATCAGGGTCAGAACCTTTAAGTAGCCCAATAAGATTAGAAAAACCACCGTCATTATAAAATGATCTAATATCAGGCCAATCGCTTACACCAAAATAATTCAGAGAACCTGTAACGCCCGTAACCCCAGTGGCCGGTGGTGTACCTTGATTATATCTTGATATTTCATAATTCAACTCACCTAATTGACTATATGTGTTATCATAAAAATCAAAATCAAAATCTCTTATAGGGAATAATGAAAATCTACCAAACTTAGGAGTAAAGTCAGCATATAAAGCAACTTGGCTAGATTTACTAACTTCAATTTGATTACCATCTAAAGTAATTATAACATAATCATCAATTCCTCTATATCCAGTTTGTGTACCGTTTCCGCTAAAAATAGGTTCATCTAGGTATGGAACCCAATCGGATATTAATACATAACCTGCTTTAGATTTAACATAATCGCCTTTTATAAATCTATCTTGGTCTCCAGCTGAAACTTTAAGTAAAGCTTGTGGAGTATCGTTTCCTCCTACAAAAAATGTACCAGGATTTACTTCAGAAGTTAAAGGATATGTAACTAAAGAATCAATTAATTCTGGATATGCTACCCATGAAACAGAAAAATTAAGTCTATTAAATCTGCTACCACCAAACCTAGATTGTAAATAAACAGTTGATCCATTTATAGTAGAATCAAAAAATCTGGAATCTGCATTAATACCAAATGTAATTGCTTTAGAAATAGCCGATGCAATTTCGGCAGGTGTACCTGTTGGATTAAAGAAACTTTCAAATGAAGTTCCAGGTCCTGATGTTAATGATGTATTTGCAGATACTTGCCCTATTTGATTTATTCCATCATAGAAGGTTATTGAAGCACCAATTGGAATTTCTCCTATAACTTTTAGATATGCTGTAGCTTTACCTAATCTATTTATGGTTTCTGCTGTTGCAAAAGTATCAAGCTTATCATATCCTGCTAAAAGAGATACATCTAGTTTTTTATCAAAAAGTCTTAATTGGTTTGTACTCCAAACGGACCCCTTCTTTATCGTATGAAATTGATCATCTTTATCTTTAACATAGAAAATGGATTCAACTTCATTTACTCTGTTTGGAGTTGGAATACCAGTTACTGTGTTTATTGATGATGGGTCAAGATATAAGACTATTCCTCTTTCGTTTGTTATATTAAACGGTGTATTTAGAAATTGTGATACTTGGTTAATATTTGTAATTTTAGGTAATTGGCTTTTCTCTGTACTCTCATAAAAACCTGTACCTGATATCTTAAATGATCCTTCTTCTATTTCATTAACATACAATCCAAAATACCTATTCATTGAATAATCTGCTGCATCGGCATCGCTAAATAAAAACTCTAAGTTTATTAGGTTTGCCAATAAGACACCGTTTCTTTGGAATCCTTGAGTAATGTAATACTCATTTTGGATAATAGATGCATCCTTTGTAATTAAATCATCATACGAAAAGCTACCAGACGATGTAAACCCGCCATTAAAATAGGATATCCCATTCCATGTTATAGGCTCATCTTGTCTCCAACTAACTGTTAAAGGCGCCTTAGGAAATGCATCTTGAGATCTATATGTTCTAAGATAAGAACCTAATTTTGAAGTTTCTCTTAAATCAAAGGTTTTAATTGCAGTACAATTTTGCAAAACAAACTTTGAAAATTCTTCTGCGGTTTGAGCAGATGATTCCCCGTTATTAGAAAATGCTGCATTATAATTATTAACAGCAGAAGGATCATCTAATCTAAAAACTACAAAATAATTTGGTATTTGTTCGTTTAACCAAAGAGGCGCCAATAAACCTAAATCTTCTGTATATGATTCTGATGCAATTGATCTTGTACCATACGCATAAAACATTTCATATTGACCATCAAATGAAGATAAAACTGACGTATCACGAAACTCTTGAAATACTTCATATGCTAATTCAGCAGGAAATGTCCCATTCTTAAAAAATCTAAATACATCCTTATCATATGTTGAAGTACCATCTATCTTAAATGCCTTAAATGAAGATGAGGCTAGTTGTGTATTTGCACTAAATGACTCTAGGTACAAATCACTACCATTCGATACAAGTTTTACATTACCAGTTAATTTTGGATTAGTACGTACTAAACTGTATGAAGCTTTATCAAATAAAGGCTCTGCCATCTAATTATCACTTTTTTTATTTATTCACTAAACGATTAGTGAAAACCAGATAACAACCTAATTATGAATTTTGCGGACTTGATCCTCTAGTTAAACCACCTTGAATAACACCACCTGATTTAACCGTTTGGTTAACTTTAGTTTCTACTACGCTTGGTCTAAGTTGAGAAATAACTTTTTCAAGATCACCAAGTCCTTTTGTAACAGATATTGATGGGAACACGTCAACGTTAAGGTTATCAGATTTGTATTTGGCAAATAATTCAATATCATACTGATAAACATTATCAGCATTTGGCCAGATATCAAAACCAATTTTCTTAGCATATGTTAAATTAGTAATTGCACCAGTAGAATCTCCTGCTATATTTCCTAATCCACCAGACGAACCAGACCCGGTACCAAAATAGTCAGTCATTCTGTATTGGTATACCATAGGTATGTTTATTGAATTTTGACTTCCAAATTGAATGATCTTACTAGACTGAACAGAGTCTCCATCGACCTGAACCATTTCATGATCATCGGCAGATATGAATAGATAAGATCCACATGTTTGTCTTCCTAGCAAATACTGGTCAAATGATTCAAATGATGTTTTAGTATTCCTTGAATAGTCAACAAAATTAGGATCTGTATTATCACTTAATGCAGGAATAAACATTAATGTTGGGCTAGCTTGAAGAGTTTGTCCGCTATTAAAGTTAATTATTGTTGATGCCAATTGATTTAAGTCGGCAACATTTTCATTTAGATAAATTGATTGTTGTTTACCTTTAAGTTGGTCGGATGCTAATGGTATAAATTTAGAATGTCTAAATAATACGCGAGCTGTGCCATTACCTGTAGGTGCTGTACAATCTATCGGAGATGTTAATGAAGCAGGTAAAGTTGCTGTATCACCAGTTACATATACATATGCAGCTCTATATGCAGCATAAGAGGCCACCCATGGGTGATTGATATGTACCTCTATACTATCATCACCTTGCGGCAAATCATATGCTGCAGCTGTAGTTGGATTGCCTGATGCATCAAATCCACCACCCCAGATAAATTCACCTGCGGTTATAGTTGATGAGAAGTTGTCCTTTAGAAAAAAGTTTTCACAAGTATCTAGGTTAAAAGTATAATCATCATCAGGGTTTATGTAATTGTAAAAGGTCTCCTCAGATGAAACATCTTTAAATCTTGAGAATATAAACTGATTTTTATTCTGTGCAGATTGATAAGGTGCTAATGAAACATCTTGACCAAACTTATTAGCAGATGTAACTGTTGGGTTGGTTAAGATTAATGGGGCCAAATCGTATTTACGAATTGTATTATAGTCATTATCATTCGTTTCAAATGTAGCTCTACCTGTACTCTGATTAGCAGCACTATTATCTAGCCACGAATATGTTGCAGGTAAAATAACAGAACCTGACGCCGCCTCACTGTTAGTATAACCAGGTGATTCTGATTGCTTAACCATACGAGTACGAGATCCTGCAATTCTTGCAATTAATCTTAAACCGGTTTGTTCTGCATTAGAAAGATTAATAAAGAAGGTCTTTGTAATGATTGCTCCTCTAGGATCATCAAGATTCTTAACTTCATTAAAGTAGAATCCTGCGAATACTTTAGTGGTTGAATTACGCTTAATTGCAATGGTATTTCCTTGATCATCAATTAGATTAACCACAAGTTCACCTGCAGCATTTCTAAGAATTTCAGAGAATTCATCAAGTCTAGCTTGCATTTCAACTAGTTTAGAAAATAGATCCACTGGTGTTTGACTCTCTGACAAGAATCCTGAAGCAATAACTGTAGCAGTATGAGCATAATATTTTTCATTTGCTGTAAATGAACTACTTAAATGTTCATCAATTCCTTTTGCTCTAAGACTTTCCTCAAGACTTACTTTTGCAATGTCTTGTTTATTTTGATTAAGTATTGCCTCAACTGCACTATCAGAACTTAAATCGGCTGGGAAGTCTACTCTTACCGAGTCAGACCATTCACTTTCTAATGGATTAGATGGCCATCCTGCTTCCGATATTGACTTAACTTGAAACTCTAGAATTTCACCTTTTCTAATAGGAAGATCAACCTGATTAATATTTACAGCATCTGCATTATCATTATTAATAGGATCCCATTGATAAAGACCAGTAATTGGATTTTTTGATCGTGGTCTTAATACGCTTTCAATAATTTCATAATTTGAAAATGCGCCTTGGCTAGTACTATTACCATCTACAAAAGTAAATTGATCAACTGGGTTAGCCGCACCGTCCTGTGAAAGATATCTATATCTTATCTTAAACTTAACAATAGATTGAGACCCGGTCGCTGGAGTTGATTTCTCCTGAGGCATTGGCCAAAAACCGCGAACTCTATATTTAGGTGTAATACTTGCTACGGAGTTGTCTTTACTGTTTGCATCAATTTCTTTTACTATAGATGCATATAATTCTGCCTGAGTACTTCTATCAGTTATTAAACCTTGAAGAGCATTCTTATCAGCGTCCCTCTCAACATTTGTAACATAATTAGTAGTTTGAATTTTTGATCTATACTGAGAAATTGCAGTATCTAATTCTTTAAGACTAGATGTAAGTGTATTTTTCTGGTTATTAAGATCTTGTAATTGTACAATTGCATCAGAATTAGTTACCTGTCCATTTACTAACTTAACCTTAAAGTCTGTTGAAGCTAAAGATGGTGAATTAGGAATTAATCCTTCTCTTGATGTTGGTAATTTATCTTGTGCAAATGATAATAGGAACTTACCAAAGTCAACTGCATATTTTTGATAATAGTCGGCTAAAGTTTGTTGCGTGCCATCGGCAGCAATAGTGGTTAATGTGTTAGTATAGAATCCAGCACCAGGAGACCAATTAACAGAAGGTATCTTAGAATCTGGATCAATTGGCTTAATGAATACAACACATCTTTCATTAAATCCTACAGTAACATCAACCTGCACATTATCATTTATAGCAGATCCAATCTTAAGAGCATCTGCCCCAATTTGGATTGCTTTAGTTCCTTCAACAAGATCAAGGATAACTGAATTTGTACTAGTATCAACACTCTTTACAATGTATCTTGTATCAACAGGGTTAGATACAACTTCTAAACTATCACCTACCTTTAGCTGTATTGTATCATCAAAGTCAGCCAATGAATCCGTATATAGTACCTTATTTAACTTATAAGATTTCTTCTGAGATGTGACAGAAACACCATTAATCTCCTCAGTAAAAGTAATATCTGATATCCTAGTTACACTAAAGTTACCGGTGTATCTTTTTGTTCTTGGCGGTAAATCAACAACGGCCTCATCTAATACATATGATATGTTTCTCTCTACTATCTGTTGTAAAAATGTAAAGTAATCAATATCAGATTTTCCATTAAATGTATTTTCAAAGAATTGTATTTTAGCCTGAGTATTAGCATCTAAAATATATCTTTGAATAATTGCCTTTTCTGTATCAATAGGAACTTGCCCGGTTAAATCAAATGATATATAAAGAAGAGGGTTAATAAGTTCTTCAAAAAACCAGTTAGGCTTTATATTAAATTCATTAATAGAATTTATAGCAGTTAGGTTAGGTGCCTCGGTTGGAAGCTTAGCTAATACTAATTTTCTAAATGTACCATCAGCAAGTCTAACTGAACTTGCACCACCATTAACATTAGTTATGGTTTGTATGTTATTATCTAAACGATTAATAGAATTCTTTAAGTACCCAAATGACGGAATGGTCAAGCGAGATAGTGTCCCATCCTCATTCTGTATGTTTATCGTAACTGACTCCTGACTAGAAGTAATTGCCTGATTCACTCTCTCAAAACTCTCTAATGAATTATTAAAAAGTCTTAGCAGTTCAGGTAACAGTGTTGATATTGAATTATTTTCAGCCATTTAATTTAGATACTTTTATTATTTATTTGATAATATCATACACAAAAGTTAATACTCCTTGTTCGGTGCATATCAGTTCAATAATAGGTTTAGTTGAGATTTCATTGTTAGGAATAACCCCGATGGTAACGCCGTACACACCTTGGTTTAGCCTATTCAATGAATCGGTGTAAATTCTTATATTCTTTGAAGAGATATCCAGATTGTTATTAAATGTAAGTCTTATTGTTTGACCAGTCTTCCATTGAATATTTGAATCATCTATGTAAATTAATAGATCTCCGCCAGCAGAATTTATTGTACTTATTCTTAACATATTAGTAAATGTTTCCAATGAAGTATATACCTTAGGCGATATTACATTAAGATCAAGAGGATTACTTGAAGTAATCTCATTACCATTTTCATCAAACGGTATCATAAATGTATATTGTTGTGTAACCAGATCAACTCTAACTTGATTAGGTGTATTTTTATTTAATGATATTCCAGGACCAGATCTTAGCACCTCGGTATTATACTGCAGTGTAGCAGAAACATTACCGTTTGCTATTGATTGAATCTCATCAGCATTTTTCGCGATAAGATCTAACAGTGTACTTCCATTTGACATCGATAACGATGCATTATCAAATTGTTGTTGTAAACTGTTGATTTGTGCTTGTAAAGAAGCCGAACTCGATAAAGCATCAATGTTATTTTCTAAACCCTGTACTCTTTGTTCTAATTGACTTATCTCTATTTGCTGTCTTTGAAAGATTTTAGCGGACTCTTGAAGCTGTGCAGTTGCATCAGCAAATAATCCCATAGAGAAAGTATTATAATCATTGATTATTGTATCAATACCAGCGGTACCCGGTGAAGCATCAAATCTAAGATTAATCTTAAACCCATAGCTATTACCATTTTGACCAGTAACTCTATTCGGCTTATACTTAGGATATCTTTGAATAAATCCACCATCTACTGTAGGTGTAATGTTATCAAGTAAAAGAATACCATAAAGGTTGGTTACGGTATTTGCATTATTACTTAAATCAACTAAATCATAGTAAACTAATACCGCATTAAATTCAAATGTGCTTGATAAATCAATCCCATTGAATTGTGATATTGTAGAGATAGTAGGATCCTCAACAATTTGTTGATAATGTGTTGGATTAAAGTCTAAGCTTATTCCATCTAATTTGCTTCTACGATAAGCAGATCCGGAAAAACCAGCAGGACTTCCATAATCAGCAGGATATTTTCTAATATCAGCATTAGTAGAATCTCCAAATGTAATAGGTTCAGTAAAGTATGCATCAACTGTATTAGGAGGTGTTGTCTCGTTCATCCAGTTTGCGTTAGGATCAGTATATCCTGCAGGACCACCACCTAAAAGAGGTTGATCATAATCATAAAATGCAAAAATATCCAATCCCTGTGGGTGAATAGTTGCGGCATTTCTTCCTAAGATAAATTCGCTAGCGCCTTGAATCTTTAAGCTAGGTTGATAATTTGCATCAGATATTGTTTGGAATAAAATAGTAGGAGTATTTCCAACCTCGGTCGGAACATTAATGTAGAGCTCAGTGTAAGCCTCACCTGCTTTATCAACATTATTTACAATATCAATTTCGCCAAGATATTTAATAACTCTCCTGTATTGAACCGTACCTGTTGTAATTTCATCTTCTTCAACAAAAAGATCACCAGTAACAGAACCACTTTTCTCTAAAGGAGTAGCTGTTCTAAATCTTAATGCACCGGTTTCTTTTAGCCACTTAAAGAATACTCTTTCAGTAACGGTTCTTCTTACGGTATTATCATACCCAGAATTACTTAAAATTAATTCCTCTATGTTAAGAGCATAGTTTTGAAAACTCTCCGCCCAGTTAACATTAGGATCACCTTTAAGACCGCCGTTTTGAATCATACCGTCAATGGTATCAAACTGCATGTAGTTTTGATAGTTACTAAACGTAGAAGTATCCAATCTATCAAAGTCTGGTAGATTAAGAAGTGCAAACTTAGAAAAGACCAACCTAAGATTCTCATTATTTAGAGTCTTAGAAAGGTCTCTTGCTGCTGAAGAGAAAGTATAAAAAGTTCCTCCGTCTGCCTGTGGCGTTTTAATTAAAGGCGTTGTGGCCATCTATTAACTTATTAGTTTTTATTAGGAGATTGTATAACCAACTCCACCGATTACATACCATTCACCATTACCCGTTCCATCATCAATACAAAGTAAATGTACAGAATCACCTTTCTCATCCAAAGTAACTGTTGGTGTTGCACCAGCACCCGGTAAGATTAGAGCATTTACTGCACCTTTGATTGCAACAGCACCAGTGGCAGCTTCAGCATATGTAAAGATTATTTCTTGACCAATTGAACCATCATTAAGTAAAATGTTAAGAGGAGAACCTGTATTAGCATTTCCAACTCTTTCAATAGTGTAAGGTGGAATTGCAGTACTGGTGCCTACCTGAATAGTCATCGATGGCCCAGCAAAAATATCATTAAGTGTTTGCGGATCAACATCATTTCTAAATAACCCAGCACCATTTAGGTTAAGATTACCGCTCATATTAACACGAGTTAATATGTTAAATGTACTAGCATTAATGTCAAGTAATACTGTACTTAAACCTACTCTTAATGATTCTGTTTTAACATCATTTAAGTTGTTAATAGTTCCTGCAGTTGGATTAAAGTAAACCTCCATTGCATTAATCTCACTAGCAAGAATGTTAAAGTTATCGTTGATAACCAATCTTGATCCAGATAATGAATCGGTTCCAAGAATTTCTGTTACGCTTATAGCCATTTTTTTTATTATTTTATGATTAGGATATTTCTTTCCTTTTTATATTTATTCCCATTAGAATCTGTTAGTTCTAAGCCTATCTCGTATCTACCGGGATTTTGAAACAGGTATGTTAAGTACTTGCTTTCAAAATATATATTAGGTGTGTTAGGATTAGAAGTATTTCGTATTGTCCATTTAGGTTTACCTTTTCCATTTATTTTGCATTTATCATATACAAACATGATCCATGTCATTTTAGGAAGAGTCTTTCCATCGTTAATAAACTTTGCAGTGTCCCAAGTAGGATTACTTGATCTATGTAAACCTTTTCTATAAACTAGGCTTTCACAACCAGTTCCAGTTTGACCAGTATTTCCGGTAACACCAGTTTGACCAGTATTTCCGGTAACACCAGTAGGAGTACCAGTTGCTGCACATATCCTATCACCATTAACATCAACAATATCAACATCTTCCCAATCACCATATTGGCCATAATATCTTGATACTGCTTGTATAAACTTTTCATTACTTGTAGCATCAAGTACTACATTATATACATACTTATTAAGAATAGGATCATTGCTTAAATTAAGTTGTGTTGCAACTTGAGATAATGTAGTTAAAGCAGGATCAAAGAAAAATGAACCTGTATTACCTTTAAGATCAACAACTCTCAAATACGAAAATGGAACAATTTCTTTAAATTGGAAGAACGCTGGTGTATCCCCGGTTATTGCAGTGAGATCCCACCACAAATGATAAGTATCATTCCAATTCCCGGTGTTAAGGTTATCCCAATAATATGGACCTACAAAACTAGTATTTCCATTGTCCTGATAATTTAATAGTCTAAAGTTTGGAGAAACTCCTAAGCCAAATGTATTTAAGATTGCATTAACTCTATCAAGAGAATCATATAAACTTGGTGTTTCTTCATCCCATGTCACGCTTGGTTCAATAGGAAGGTTCCACATGGAACCATAATCTTCCCATTTCCACTTACCTTCATTTTGCCAAGTATATTCATACTTTCTAGCCTGATACCAGCCAGAATATTCTACTTCTTTACTATCTATACATATTGCATCTGACTTAACAATAGATGATATGTTATTATACATATCAAATAATTTCATTTCAACATTATATGTACCAACATACGGTAAAGTTATTGGTAAACTGTTGTAAATGTTTATGGGTCCTCTGATTGTAAAAAAGTATTCAGGTGATGTTTCAGTTTCTTCTTTAAATATAGTCCATTCAATTTCACTAAAGTTCGATCTTTGGATTGAATTCCAAGTATATAGAATTTCACCAGGATTATCAAACTTAAAGAATACGGCTCCACTTACCGGTGTACGAATAACCTCAACCTGAATATTTTGTGTGTTACTTCCATAGAGTCTTATTGCTGTACCGGAAGCCAATGTTACTTGACTAATATCAAAGAATAGCCAAGGAGTCACAAAATTGTTCTTTAGGTTTACCAACTGGTTATAGAGAGCAGTGGTTACTGTATTATCAGTATCACCAGGCTGAACGATATATGATGCTTGAGAACCTGTCACAGGATCATATATTCTAAATTCATCACCAACATTGGCACCCTGTGGATCAAAATCAAATGTATGAAATGTATTTGCATTTGATACCTGGTTCCATGTCATTTCAATGTTATCCCAAGTTAAGTTGCCAAATGAAGTATTTTCTAATACCACCAATGCACCAACAGGAATTCCTGGTTTATCGGCTAGCGCAGTTACAGTACTAGGAGAATACCTTGTAAAGTAAGAAGCATATACATTTGCAATATCATTAATAGTAAAAATCTGAGCACCAAAAGGAGCTCCTAAAATACTATTAGGATCAGGGCCAATTGGTGGAGCCGGTAATGGATCACCATTATTATAAGGTCCTAACACTAAGTTTCTATATGTCTGTACTCCTGAACTATTGCCTAACGGATTACCACCGCCTGTGGCATATGCTAATAGTGGAGCAACATAAGCATTACAAAAGTTAACTATTGCATTACCTACAATCCCTTCTTGCTGATAACAAAAATCTGCAAAGTTTCTTAGGTCTTCTAAATATGTACAACCATCAGGACTAACCTTAAAGTCGGCCGCTATACCTACTTGAATATTTCTTTTATCGTTTCTACTTATTGTATTAGTTAATTCAGCTAATCCAAAAAAGTCAGCCTCACCAGTAATGTCTTTAATGTGAGCATTAAGTGGCAGAAATTCTTTTTCTAATTTTTTCTTTAATCCAAAAAGCTTAATAAGAACCTCTTCCAATGTATAATCAAATACTTCTTCTGTTTGTGGGAGATCGTCTTCATCATAAAAGCCATTCTTAACCTGATTAATCTTATAGATAAGACTAAACATACTGGTCTTCCTAAAGTTTTTATTAGGAAGTGTAATTGTCATATCATTATAGTTAACCTCAGGATCAAAAAGATTTATGGCGTTAGATTGAATATACTTTCCATATCTAGGAGATGACTTATTAATGTTTTTCCAAAATTCCTTTACTTGTAAATTGTTATATCCAAAAAAGTTAATTGCATTAATAAGACCTTTATATGAACCAATGAAAGGGTAAATGTTATGACCTTCCATCATAAGTTCCTTTCTCTTTCGGTTTAACTCAATAAAGTCCGGTCTCTGTTCATAGATATTAGTATCTCTAAAGATATGAGTATCATTGAGAGCAATACTATATCCAAAGTTTTCTGTCATTGTTCTAAGACGTTCATCTTCACCTATAGTTTCTCCAAAGACAGTTAATTTTGCAACGGTTGTACCGGTACATTCATCCCTAATGATAAGAGTTCTTTTAAAGGTATCTTCTTCATCCGAGTTTATAGTAAAGTTAATTTGAAGAACTTGTGGTCTAATTTCAGATGTTACAATATAATCTTGAGAATCTACAAACTGCCCAGGATCATAATCCAAAGGAATTGCTATTTGATCATACTTAACTAACGGCGGACCTGCAACCTCTATGCTTAATGCTGAGTTTGTGCCTGTTACAAAATTCTCATCAAATTGAAATAAGAAGATTGCCTCGGGGTCTGTGGTTTCCCATTCTGCTAACCAATCACAACTTCCAGTATTACCTTGACCAGTAAAACCAGTTTGACCAGTAACAGGGTGAGGATCGTATGAATGAGGATATCCAAATTTCTTAAGACCTGTTGAAGAATCTATAAATTCTTGAAGAATAAATAGTTGACCTACCTCAAATAATCCAGTGGATACTTGTGGCAAGTAAACATTTCCAGTCCAAATATCATTAGTTTGATCGTAATCAAAGTTATAATATTTTCCATTCTTATCAAAAAAGTATATGTGACTCCAACGATTCATATTAGTTTATTTTTTGATAGTCTTTAGGTACTGCAAAATTATAATAGATTCTTAGAAACTTTACCTTATTTATAAAGAACACCATTATAGGTTGGAGATGTTCAAGAATAAATTTTGACAGCCTTTCGTTTTGGAACATATAAGGGGATAATGATTTAACCATTAACTTTTCTTCATAATCAAATCCAGTGTTTTTCAACTCCCACCCTTCCTCATATGCAATTTTATAAGGACTTTCAAATCCTCTTCTCTTCTCGGTTAACTGATTCATTATAAATTCTTAATTACTTTTTGTGTTGTATTATCCAGTAATCTTCCGGTATTAGTTGATCTTGAATTATTACCCGTTGCAATAGTAGTTCCTCTATTTCTCTTAAGCTTATCAAATCTTTCCTGTTGTGTCTTATTATAAAGATTATCAGCTGTAACATTTTTAAAGAATACATTAAGTGATCCTATACCATTTTTAATAGGAATTTCTTCAAAATATGTTCCGTTACGATCTTCCCATCCACCTCTTATTACAACTATGTCGCCTGATTCTATTACAATATCACCAAATTCATCTAATCCTAATTGAGGATCTTCTCCTTCAATTAATACGATCTTTTTATTTTCAATTAAAACCTTTTGGTCTGTTGCTGGATCAATTCCATATACCGGAACAAAATAGAAACCATCTCTAATGGCTTTTTCATTTTCTTCAGATATAAAGAATAGATTAACTGAATCGATGCCAGGAATATCTTCTATCAATGAAATTAAGTCAGATCTAGGAATGCGATCTCTTCTATTAACTTTTAAGAAATAATCATTTAGGGTGCTTCTTATTGCTGTTACTAATTGATCTTTATCATAACCTTCAATCCAACGAGTAACCACATTAATAGCATACTTCTTTACAATAGGATCATCTATTCTAACCTCGGCGGTAACAACTTGTCGACCACTCTTATTTAAGATTTCAATCACTTGATCCTTTTCATCCTGTGTTAAAGTAAATTCTTCGAGTGCTACATTAAAATAATCCTTATCGCTTGTTATTTTCTTATTAATGTCAGGAATGAGAAAAAGATATACGATGTTATCATCATTAATATATTTGTCGTCCTTTGTATTATATGCATCTATAAAAGAAAAGAAATCATACTTACTTAAATAGTAAATGTAATTATTAGGATTTGCTAAAACAAATGAATTACTTTGATACGGAGCAATAAGTCGTGTAAATGAAGGGTCTTCACTATTAGAACCAAAATTAGGATTTCTAACAATGTTTAATGAAAGGGCTTCATTTAGGTCAACCTCCTGTCCTAGATAATCAGTACCTGGATCAACAAATTTAATATCAAGATTTTTTCCACCGATATTTCCAGCGGATCCTCTAGTCTTTACATAAGTAACAACGATTAATGATCCTAACGGCGGAGGATATCCAAATTGCTTATTTCCAAAAAAGATACTTAATCCACCGTTAACACTAGTCTTACACATAAAGTTTTTATGACCAGGTCCCATATCATAAAGAGAATCAACTTTCTTCCATATTTCACCATCAACTGTTAATGTAACCATGTATTGATCGGTCGGTTCTTTTGTAGTTAAGTTATAACTTTGCAAAGGATCTCCACTTCCCGTAAAGGTTTGTGAATCAATTTCGCCTTGAATTAATTCTACATTAATGAATTGTTTATTTGTTTTCTCAAGTCTTATAAAGTCACTATCAAATTTAATAAAATAGGTTAATCCATTTTGGCCAATTTCAAGTTTGGCACCATTTAATATTTGTACATAATCACCACTGAAGAGATTTCCTGCCCTTGTATTTAGTCTTAATCCAATTACACCACTAGCAGAAATACCTCTGGTAGGATCATGACCAGTTAATCTAGAAAGACCATAAATGGATTCAATATTTCTTGCTCTATAAATATTAAGTTCTGTTGCAACAGATTCAATGTAATAAAAAATCATCTCACCTAAGTTTGCAACAACAGTTAAAAGTTGCCCAAATGGTGATGCGGGGGTAAACACCTCATTTGCCTGATCATATGTTCTCTGAAGAAACTCAAACGAGTCATAGAATAACTCCTTTGCCTTTAATCTTGTTTTACTAAAGAATGACATTTACTATAATATTTTTAGAAAAGTGCTCCAATTACTCGCTGTTCATTTATAAAGATATCAACCAAAGCGCCGTTTCTTCCTTCTGCTTCGAAAAAAGATACTCTAACATCAATACCATATTTTGCATCATCTACAAGACAATAGGATTGGATCTGACTTTCTATTCTCTGCTGAATTACCGCTTCGTTTAATACAATTGAAAAAAGCATATCTTCAAGGTTACATCCAAATTCGGAAACACCTAAAACATCGCCTCTTCTTGTAAATAAAACATTTTCTATTTTCAAGATAAGTTGAGATATACCATCCGTTACGTCAATTGTATTTGACGTATATTTGTTTTCGGCTGGGCCTCTACTATAAATATCATTGATCATAGAGAATATTCTTTTAATATATATTCTCTTAAAAATTTACCGGTCTTATATTATAAATTAACCTGTGTAGAAGTAATCAACCCCTTCATCGCCTTTGATCTCTTCAATAATAGCATCAATTTCATCCTTACCTTCAGTAGCAATCATATCATAGTTTATAGTAATGTTACCGGGTAGATTAAACGAGAAGGTACCTAATATTCTAGCTAATTGCATCTTTGCCTTAGCAATACAATATCTGATAAACATTTCATCCTGGAATAATGCACAATCTGGAATTGTATTATAAACCTGGAATATACATGCATGTGTAGGAAGTTCTCCTTGGAATCTAAACTTATGAGTTAACCTATTGTATGAATATGATATTTGTGGCAATAGAACCTGTCTGGCAGTATCAATAAAGCTAGAGTTAATTACATAATACATTAAGTTCTCCGAACCGATACCGGCACCGTATGTATCTGAATAGATAAATTTATCAATTGAAAAGTCAGAGTCACCTGCAGAAAATGAACGGTTACCAAATCCACCATCTTCACCACCAAACCCATTCCACTCAAATACATTATTAACAGAGAAAACGGTTGAAGGCATTGGAACGACACCTCTTGTGCTATTTACATTTGAACTTGATAGTGTATCGCTAGAATCATCAATGCCTTTATTAAAGCTAGGTTTATTCCAAGCAGTTGCAGGTAATGCAATATACATTTCCTCAACACTATCTTCATATATTTTATAAAAATAGTCCTTTGCTCTATTTATGATTCTTGCCAATTCATTTTTAGGAACCGTAAAAGGAATCTGACAACCTATTGTTAAGTCATCATTAATCTCCTTAATGAGAGCATCTAAACATGCTTGTGAACTAGGATCGTTACAGTTTACATAAGCCATATTCTTTAATCAATTTTTTCTACTTCTATGATTTCGGTTGAATCTGAAAACATTGCAAATTTGGTAGCTCTACCTTGTCTAAAAATGCCACCTTCCATTTCGCCGCTGAATACTCCTCTGTGTCCAAAAACATAACAGTTATCAACTATAACATTTCGACTTACATATGAATCTTCAACTTTACAGCCAGTTACAGTACTTCCACCAAATACATTTGATTCGAATAGAGAAGCATCATGGATTTCAGAATCAAAAATATCACAGCCCTTTATGTTTCCTTTTACTTTACATTCAACGATATCTACACCAGTAATTTCAAAACATCTTTTAAGATCTGCGTCTTTAATCTGTATTCTTCCTGTATCGGAATCATAGTTAATTAATCCGCTATCCATATCAGCCTTAGTTAAAAGCTCAAATACTTTTTCTCTAATCTTAGGATAGTACATTTCAACAATCTGTTTTGCAGATTGAAGATCAACCATTAATTTAATATTAGGAAAGATCTCCTTAAACTTTTCGTATGTTTTATATGATTGTACAACCCCTCTATGCTTTTCAAGAACAAGATTTAGTTTCTTAATGTCGTCAGGACTGTATGCAGGATTATCAAGAGTTTCAAATAATGAAGTTATAAAATGCTCCATCATAGATAAAATTGTGGAATATTTCTTTTCATAATCAGCTCCACCTAAGTAACGAAATTCAATGTATCCTTTTGGAATCTTTGTAAAATTTATTCCATAATACTTTTCATTTACAAACATATAGTTCTTCCATAATGCTCTTTCCGGTGAAGGTTGTGTCATTCCACTAAGAGGTATGATAAACTTAATGGACTTAGCATACACCGAATCTTTCCTATTTGGAAATGCTTCATATACTTTATCCTCATTAAAGTTAAGTACAAATTTACCAATATCTAATTTTGTCATATTAGCAACAGGACCTAACTTCTTACCATCAAATGAAATGTTAACATGTATTGAACACCTATCATTAGTAGAACCGTTCTCTCTTATCCACTTTAGCATTTTTGCAAGGATTAGTTTAGATTCAACAAATGGTAACGAACCGGTTACTAGTTCAATCATACCAGTTCCACCTGAGTTATCGGGTTCCATTTTAAAGACATCCCCCGATGGAGCAAAATCACTATGGGCCTTTTCCTCTATTCGGATCTTCTTATTAAGAGTATTTGCTATACTATCCTTTGCCTTTTGAATATCTTCATTTGCAAAGAATTCAAATTCAAATCCTATGTTAGAAGAATAGATTGCATTAAGTTGTTCGTTAGAATACATTCACTATCTAATTTGTTTATATATTCTAATAACCTGACAGTTAGTCGGTAATTATAAGGGTCCGTTCATCAAGAACTTAATAGTTGCCCATATTTCATTATCCAATTGGGAAGCAGTTATTCTTGCGGCTTTTGGATAATCGCCAGCCCAAACTTTATTACCTTTATCATCATATAGAACCCAATCTAAAGTACCTTCATATTGGCTCGGATGAATTTCCAATTCACCTCTTTTAGGTAAATCCTTAATATCTTTATGATCTTCCCCCTTAAATGCTTTAAATGAACTAGGAACAGATTTATCTCCTTTGAAAACCTTAATATGCGTTGCAGTTCTTTCCTTCGTTTTCCAACCGTTGTTCTCTAAGTCAGAAAGAAAATCTTTCCATGAAGATTTATCATAAGACTTATTTGCCTCATTAACCAAGAACTCGTTATATTTAAGTAGACGATTTTTCATAATTTATTATGATATTTAATCTATATATTCTACAACTAGTCAGTTAATGCCATTGCAATCTTTCTATCAGTAGGACTGATACTTAAAATCTTAACAGTAATCTTATCACCACGATTTAGTTCAGTATCCTTCATTTTGGTCTTATGTATTAAACCACTAATTCCCTTTTCTAATTCAACAAAGGCTCCGTATTTGGTAACCTTAGTTACGGTTCCTAATGTAACCATCATAGGTTTATACTTATCAGATGCACCATCCCATAAATCTTCACGTGGCCCCTGCTGGGTTAATATGATCTTTTTATCAGAGATGATTTCTTGTACCCAGAATGATATTGGATCACCTGGCTTAATACCTTCGCGTTGGAATAATTCTCGAGTCTTATCATCAAGCACAGTATCTGGAATTAAACCGGTTAAGCAACTATTAAATTCAGCAAATATACCAAATTTAGTTGTACCTGTTACAAATCCTGTAATTGGCTCTTTAATATTTTCTTGGAGATCATCAAGGGCGGTTGGAATAAGAGTCTTAAGATATGCTCGATGAGATACAATAATTGTATTTTTTTCATCAGAGAATGAAATTGGCATAACTATAAGTTCTTGGCCAATCAAGGATTCAAAATTATGTAATTTATTTAATCCCGCTAATGATCCTGGCATAAAGCATTTAATTCCACCTACTTCAACCCAATAGCCTCCATGTATAAGTTCTGTAATTTTACCAGTAAATGCAACAGTTTTATCACCAATTGAATTCATTATCTCATTGGTCTTAACCTCATCTATTGCATCAGAGATAGATGCAGAAACCATACCATGGGCACCGGGTTTAACTTTAACATTAACAATCATACCAACTGTTAATTGTTCAAGAATAGATTTAGGTTCTTTAAGAAGAGAGCACGTTGCGGTATATTTTGTACCAATATCAATTAACGCGCTTACCTTATTCCCTTCTTTATCTTTTGTAATTGAAATGATTATACCTTCAGTAGTATACGATTGTCTTGTTTCACATAACCTAAGTTGGTCTTCAACAGATTCCATTAAACCGTATTGGGCTAATGCTTCAACTACGTAAGGTTCTGTGCTTAATATTTTTGTTCCTTTAGGTACTCTAACTTTAAATGTTTTTGTGTCAAACGGGTCATCGCTTACGCGGATCGTAATTTCTTGTTCAATCATTGTTTTTTTATTTAGAAGATTATCTATAGATTATATATTACTCTTGTCAAACTATTATTTATACCTAGCAAGATAGGATTTGTTTAAATAATAATTGCAGGTGGAGATGGTACTGTTGTAGCTCCTAACACCGGACCCGTAGGCCCAACAGATGAAACTACTTGTCCTGGCGGAATTGTAATAGTTGCAGATTTGATGTAAACATCAATTGCAGGAGTTGCTATATTAGCAAATACTTTGGCCGCGGCCTTTCTTGCCTTATCTGCAACATCAGTTCCTTGGGGGCTATTTGCAATAGTTTCGGCAAATACAAACATTGCTTTATCAAAAGCCTGTTCTAATGCAACATTTAATGTAACTGGTACTAATGGCATATCTTATTTTGTTTTAACTTGTTTCTTACTTAAGTGTTGAGCAGGTGTCATTGGAACTATAGGTGGACTTGTAGGAGCACCTAAATTGCCAATATGGGTATGCTGATTAAATAGCTTTAAGAATGAATCTCCTAATACTAATTTTTCACTTGCCCCTTGGCCTAACTCAATGGATGTTGAATGATTAACAATCATGTTTTCGCATTTAATGATTGCATCTTTACAATTGATCTCTGTATTATCGGTACTATTAATTATGAACTTTGCAGAATGAGTAAATGTAATGTTACCGTCATTTAGCATAACTATTTTATCACCATTGGCATTAATGATTTCAACCGAATTATCTGGCTTAATATTAACGGTAGTTGGACCTGTTGCTGTTGTATAGTCCATCATTAAACCCTTTTCTTCAGTAAAGAAAACCTTAATACTTTCACCTTCTCTTTCATTTGTAACTTCTTCATTACCGCCACCTGTTAATCCAAATGCAGTATCATAAATAAGTACATGTGAATTTTGATAAGATGCCTGTATCTCTGCTTTTACTTCGTCAGATGGATAAAGACTCTCATGATATACTGGAGAATAATAACTACCACTATCAAATGTAACTCTTAGAATAGTTCCTAGTTTAGGAATAGAAAATGTACCGCTTCCACTATTACTACCACCTGATGAACTTACAGAAGGCCTGGCCCAAGGTAAAGCTTCTTTAGGTAAAACAAAATCACTAGTAGGATCTGCTGGGTCAATTCTTTGGTCCATCTTACCATATACCCTAATACGACAACGGCCTTCAAATAGTTCATCTACATTATCCTCAACTATTCCTACCCATTGTGTACCTGTTAAATTATCGGCTCTTAATTCTTTAGTAGTTAGTCTTCCCATTATCCAAATACATTTGTAGGTTCAAGCGGTGGCGGCCCGGAAGGACCAGGGCCAAAAAGATTAGTAGAATCTAAAGGACCTCCTTCAACTTCACCTTGCCCAAGAAATAGATTTTCAGAAGGTAAAGAAACCGGTATAGCTAAAGGATCACCTAACGGATTATCACCTAATGCTGGACCAGAAGGCGTACGTTCTCTAAATGCATTAACTATTGCTCTACCCGCACCGGCTGCAGCTGCAGCCAATGCGCCTGGATTAGATAATGCAGCAAAAACCTGATTTCTTAATCCAAATGCATTTCCTAAAAGTAAACCTTGCACCCTTGCAGCTGCGGCTTGTCTTGCTCTTTCTATTGCAGAGTTTGCTGCATTTTGTGCAGCTTCTCTTGCTGCATCTCTAACAGCATCGCCTATTCCTCCACTACCGCGACTAGCAGTAGAATCAGATACAGTCTTATCGTACCCAGAGAAAAGACCCTCTATACTAAGTCTTCTATAACTCCATTTCATTGATGTTGAAGCCATTTCAATACTAGCACCGGCAGCGCCGGCATTTGCAACTTTTTCAAATATTTTACCAGTTTCACTTATATTCCACATACAATCAGAAAACTTAAATGTCATTCTTGATGTATTACTATTTAGAAAACGATCTACATCGGTTTGTGGTAAAGGATCGCCGCCTCTTAAACTACCAATTTTATCCAACCACGAAATGGTTGACTTAAAATTTCTTATTTCATATACATCTACATAAACATCAAAATACATAAGATTTCTTGGAAGAACAAATCTGTTATATGCATTATCAAGAACTGCGGCTTTATAAAGATTAAAAATAGCAGATATCTTAAGATCAATAGCTTCCAAACAGCCTATAGCAATTCCTTCATCATCAGTCGATCCATTGAAAGGATCTATCATATTATTTGACTTTGTCCATGCATCACTTAATCCTTCTATTGTTTGCCAATAATAAGGACGAGTATTATTTACTTCAAATAATCCTTGAACAAATGCTCTTAAATACTGGGCTCTTTGCTTTTGGCCAACCTGTACAAGATATCCAAGTGCAGATTCCCCAGCAGGTATATTTGGGCTTTCGTCAAACGGATCACCTACAGTAGAACCGTTGAATAAGGGGGTTGTTATATCAAACCTTAAAGAAAACCCTAAATAGGTTGGATCATCTAAACTCGTGACACCGTTTCCACCTCCGCTAACCGATGATTGCGGGGTAACAAATCTCTTGATAATATCCGCATTAGCAGAACTAGTTCTTCTAAAAGGATTAATCGCTGGATCATTAAGTGGACTATATAAATTTGACTCGGCCATTTATTTTATTTATTTTAGGTTGAAGGTACTATTTCTCGTCTTCTTAAATGTACCCTTTGCCTAATTGGTCCAGGTTCTGTTAAAAAATAATCAATACCAGTAATGACATAAAAACCTGACAAGAATTCATTTATAACGCCAGTTTGCGATGATGCATCGTTACCAACCCCTTCAGGAGTTTCCGCTCTTCTTTGTGTTCCACTTGGTACATTTTCATCATTACTTGGTGCCAATAACACATCCTTTACTGGTTGAGCAAATTCCCAAATCTGACAATAAATTCTAGAATATCTTGTAAGAGCAGGATTAACCATATCAAGTTCTAACACCATTCCAAATTTTTCAATTTCTGCATTGTTTTGAAAATTAAGAATTGCACTATAATAAAAATTAGGATGAACATTATCACCTTGCGTTCCGAGATATTTATATTTAACCTGTTCTGTTCTAGGACCTTCTGGTACAAGGTTACCACTTTCATCAGGAACTAATCTCCCCTTTGTTGCAGGTATCATACCTGGTACTTCACTGACAATAGGATCAACAAATTCACTTATAAATTTCTTTTCAGTAAGATCCCAGTATTGAGTATATCTTTTATAACCATTATCTTTACTTATTTGACCACTCTTATTGATTTGTTGATATGTAGATATGTATCTTGATGTTCCTGATGCCTGTATTACATTAGTTAAAACATTAGGAGAATCGTATTCGGCTGCTTCAGGAGAACCTCCACCGAACGTATCACCTGAGTTCTGTGAATATGTTAAAGATGCCTCTAGGTCCTGATCTGTTACATCAAACAAACGATTAGCTTCAACTAAAGTTAAATTATAATAAGGATCTATATATGAATTAAAAAAAGAATTTTCATCAAGATATGAATTTGCAGTAATGTCACGTATGAATTTTTCAGCGGTGTCGTATGGATTAGTCCATACCTGTTCATCTGCCGTATCTTCTACATTTGAAGCAAATCCTAGTTTTAATTTTTCTCCTATTTTTAATAGAGCATTCCAACTAGTAGAATTATAATATTCAACATTCTCAGTAAAAAGATTAGGAATATTCATTCTCCCATCAACCAACAACTGTGGGGATTGATTGGTTGATCCACCTCCACCTATTGGCTTAATATCTTCAATAGTAAAATCTATTCTTATTGGTTTAAATGTAGTTTCCTCACCAGCAGATCTTATATAAAGTTGAATGATATCTCCATCTGTAGGGTAATGTCTTGCTGTAAATAATCCATCTTCATCATAAAATGTAAATCTACATGTTGGATAAAAACCAGTACAATCAAGAGTAAATGATTCAAGCCGACCATCACCAATATCGTATTGATTAATTCTTATCTGCGGTATAATATTAAGAAACTTAGAAGGTGGTTCTTTAATAGCATCTCCGCCTGAATTTGCTGTACCGCTTTCAACATCAGTAATTTTCAATTCATCCAGCACTATCGTAGGTTCAAGTATACTTAATATGTTTCTTTCAACTGCTGACATTATGGATTGTTGTTTGTTATTTTACTTCCAGGCACATATGTAGTTCCTCTTGATGGTAAATTTGCACCTAATAAAATTTCACCTCCTTCATAAACTTTAGCAGCAGATCCAGGTTGTAACATATTAGGAGGTAAAGGTGTCTTTACCCCAGCTGGGCTTTCTTGGGCCTTCTTTGCAAGTCTTTGTATTCTTGATTGATCCTTTTCGGATTGTCTGCCTGTATCAATATACGGTTGTTGTGGAGTTGTTGGTCTAGATGCAGGATTAGGCCTTTGATAAACCAGATCAGGTCTATTAAGATTAGGAATAAAAATAACATCACCTTCTTGTATACTAAACGGATTAAAGATATTATTTACAATACAAATAGCATCTATGTATTCCCCATTACCAAAATAGATTTCTGATATCTTATCGATGCGACCTGCTTGATCGGGCATAACATAATGCAATGCCTTTACACCTAAGCCGGGATCATAAATAAATGATGGAGCCGTTAAGTCAAAATAAAACTCACCAGTTCTTTCATCAACTAATTTATTCTTTAATGCTAATGATCTTATATTCATCTCTATCTTTTTTTATGAGTCAATAAACAGAGACACCACATTCTCTACATATTGAGAATCGGCATCGGTAAATAGGCTATTCTTAGAGTTATTTTTTGCTTTACTCCCATCAATGTTTCCTATTTGGTTATTATTCATGCTACCTGCCTGAGCACCTGATTGAGTACTTTGTAGACTAACAGTTCCCGCCTTTACAGATCCATAGGTTGCAATATCTACACCTCTTAAGTTTAGAATATCTTTTACACCAGCGGCAGATGCATATATTCTACCCCTACCACCATTAAACATATTTTCAATATCCCCCTTATCCCTAGGCTTACCATGCTTTAGATCAATTTCAAATTTAGCCTCCATTGGAAAATCATCATAACCTAAACCTTGCCCTAATGTCATAGTAGCATTATCACAATACATATTACCCATCATTACGATTGGATTAAGTGGATTACCAACCGTTAAATGCCAATCACCGGTAGGGTCACCACTAATGAATGCCTTTGTTGCTGTCATGCCTGGTACAGATCCAACGTTGTCTGATAAGAAGCCTCCTAATAGATTTCCTAAAAGAGTTTTACCTACCTTAAGTCCACCCTTAATAAAACTTTCTAAGTCAAAGTTTCCATTAGAATCTCCAAAGCCTGCCTTAAACCCACGCTCCACATCCCCAACAACAGAACCAATATAACCAGCAAAATCGCCGTTTCTTAATTTTGATGGGTCACCAAACTGACTTGCAACAAAACCACCAGCCCCATAATATCTGTGACCCCCACCAAAGAACTGCCCATTATTAGTTGACATAGTTAACATATTACTTATGATATCAATCATTGCAATTTTAGGATTAACATAATTCAATGACTTTAACTCATATTCAAAATTAAGCTTAATATCATTTGTAAACTTAATCCCTCTGTCCCTAACATTAGTCTTATTAACTACGTTAACGGGCCCAATCACAAAATTTGCATATGTTGTACTAAATCGGTCTACACCATCTGCATACTGTTGGCGTCTAAATTTTGTACCCGCGGTTACACCCTTTAATGTATCTAATGCAGCCTGCCCAACAACACCTCTCTTTTGATAAAAAGGCTGTTGTGTATAACCACCATCAGTTGCCTGAACACTTTCCATTTCGGTTGTTACCTCTTTAAATTCTAGCCCATATGAAAACTTTAGTATGTCATCGAGTTTATTACCCGTAGTCTCTCCCAAATATGTAACAGCAGTAACCCCAGCTACTTGAGTGCCCGGTACGGATTCATTTGCAACTGGAATGGTAGCCCCATTTGCATCTGTCCCACCGCCGCTTGCCGTTTGTAGAGTAATATCAAAAATGTTATCATTCACAGGTGTTGGAAATCTTCTTAATGTAACTAGATGATTTACCGGTATTTGTTTATAATATTTTAAGTACAAAAAGTCTTGATATTTATATGCTATCTTAGGATAATGTGTATCAAAGAATTCAACAATTTTTGCAATAGATACATTATGAGCATCCTCACCTCCCATTAAAGGATTATCCGGACCATCAAGAAAATAACTAAAAGGTAATCCACCAGTTAAACCACCATACATACCTCTAAAGTTAAATAGAGCATATTCATTAAAAATAGATCTAGGAACTGGCGCATCCATACCTTTTGCAACAGTATATGCATCAGGCTCAAATCTTTTACTATAAAAAGTTTGTCCAACAGAATCGGCAACATCAGAAGCAAAACCGACTGATTCTCCGCCAAAAACTCCTAAAGGTACAGCATTATTAGAATTAGGCCCGGTTGGGAGAGCACTATTAAGATTTGATATAATTTCCCTAGCCACAATGTATCACTATTTTTACTATATATTTAATTAAGGCTGGTTAGATACTTATTAATATCAAATTGAAACCTTTCAAATCGGTCTGACCATCCTTTTTTAAACCTAATGTCAAATTCTTGTGTACTATCTAGAGAAAATACACCATTAAGAAATGGTCTAACCGCCGATTCTCTAATTTCTTTAAGATTTTTTGATATGATGTAAAACTGAACTCTTTCAAATAATTGTCCAAGATCAACTTTAGTTTTTGAACACATAACAGATTCAACAATAACATAGAATCTTTCAGCATCATGTTGATTAAATCTTTCCTCTAAAGAACGGGTTGTCTTAAAGTCTTCCTTCTTAAGTGGCATTTTTCTAGCACGATTATCAAATTCATATCTAAAATTCATATCAAAGAAATATGACTTTAAGAATTTCATATTATCGTACATCTTAATGATCTTAATCTTATACAAAGGATTTACCGGATCCCATGCAGTATCAATGATTAAGCCTTTTACTGGCAATAGAACATTTGGTCTGTTGTGAGATGACAACAGGCAATAGACAATCTGCCCTTTAGTAAATATTCTATGAGCTTTCATTAATAATCAATTTCAAACGGAATGATATCACAAAAGAGTCTTTTCATACCGTTTAATTGGACTTCAGATGTATGATAAATCTTAAACTCTATATCACGATCCGTTAATGTCTTTACATATGATTGAATACCTTCTATAACATCTTTCTCTATACTACCTAGTACATAGTAAATATTCATGGTTGAATTTCTACCAACAGCAGTTTGGAGCTGTCTCATTAGGTATGAAGATACTACTGCATCCGATGGTTCGGATTGAAAGTAATCATTTTTTGCTAGCTTATTATATATGTCAATGTAATTAATACACTCAATGTTACGAGGTATCGAATCTATGAACCCCTTAATCTTTACTGCATCTTTTGAGTAAACAAAATAAAATTCTAAGACTTCTTGCATTCTTTAAGGGATTGAAGCTCTGCTTCAAGCTCTTTTATTTTAGATTCAAGTTCCTTTTCAGATGGTTCAAAATGGCTGCCCCATTCGGTTCTGATTGTTATAACATCTTTACTAAACTTATTACCCAGATTCATTCCTAAATCCTCGCATAAGTCAAAAAAGAATCTCATAATGTATTGATGTCTATCATCGTCTTGTTTAGAGTCTTCATAAACCTCAGTTGAGGTCCATTGTTCTCTACCGCCGCCATGATTATCGTCAATGACTCTTTTTATAACACCGTTACCGGCTGGCTCTAAAACTATCTTAACCATTTGATCTGCTTAATAATCCTTGGTGAACTTCTTTCATTATTTTTCTGGCAACCTTTTTATCAGTTTTCCATGTTTCCATATCTCTTATTGTTAAGATTGCATTAGCTTCTCTTAACTGCTCGATCTCGGAGTCATTATAACCCATCTCTCTCCATGATGAAATTAGCTTAGCCTCAATTGCTTCAAGTTGTTCTCCGATAGATTTTTCCATACGATCTTTATTGGCCTCAAATATTTCCTTTCCGGCTTTAATCGTGTTAGTTGTAAATTCACACCATTTGCTAAAAGGTAATTTACTTTTCATCTTTAAGATTCCTTGATATTTCATCGCGGCTCTACGTTCTCTTCTTGTAGGTATGTTATTCATAATGTTTATTTTATTATATATTATCTGGATTTGATGTGCTAAAATCACATATATCTCTCCTCTATTAAGGAGTATACACTATCTTTGATAGCTTCTTTAACTCGTTCATCCCTTATTTGATCTTCTATAAACGAGCGGAGTTCTTTTATTACTTCGTCTTCTTCAAAAGAAACACTCATAATGTCAAAAACATTCTTTTTAGGAACTGTTATTTGTAAGGATAGAGTTAGACTAACTTCATCAGCATTTTTTTGCTTATCAAAAAGAATTCTGATTGGGCTTTTTTGCTGAGGAGAAGATTCTCGTTTTCTTTGTACGCTAGGTACTTCTGAAGTAGCCGAATCAAAATCTAGTACAGGATCATATGATCCAATAGGAATCATAAACTCGTTAATCAATGATGAAGATATTCTAGCGCCACTTTCAAAAGTAGTCCACTCAGAATCAGTACCCTTTACAGTTTCAACATTTCCTATCTTGTCACCCTTTATCCACTGAAGTTTTATAGGCTCTATTGTTTCTGTACTACTATCCATAGTTTATTTTTTATATGAAACAAAAAGAAATTGTTTAAATTAAGTCTCCGGATAGATACCACTCTTCCGATGGTCCTTTGATTAATAAAACAGAAGAACCTGTTTGCGCAATAGTGTCCAAACCGCCAGCCCCGATAAGTCCACCTGGGGAATATACTTGAACCGCTGGGGTGGCAAGAATAAATTGAACTCCACCTGCACCTTTTCTTATAAACTGCATTTGAGTCCCGGCAGTAATAAATGGCTGTGAAGCCGCAAGAGGTATGGTAACCGTAGCAGGCGCGCCGTTATTTGCAGGCACAACACTCCCGTTTCCTGCAGAAGTAAGTCCAACACTGCCACTAATTCCAGTGACCATACCCCATGTCATTGACCCAGATGGTCCTTGCGAACCAGTAGCACCGTTATTACCCTGTGGACCAGTAGCACCACTGGCACCGGTTGCCCCGCTCCCAGTTACACCTTGTGAACCGGTTGCTCCATTAAATCCCTGTGGGCCGGTTGCTCCAGTTGCACCTAAACCGGTTGCACCAGCAAACCCTAGCGATCCTTTTTGCGCGTATGATATAGAAGTAGTAAAAGGTGAAATTGAGTTAACTAATCCGCTTGATATAATCTCGGTTACACTAAACTGAAATATTCCAATACCAGACGTAACACTGTTAACCACGTAAACACCAAAGTTATTTGGTGCATCACTTGAAGTTAAAGTAATAGTATCACCTGCCTGTATAGTAGAAAGCCATGCGCCACCATTTACGATAGATCGGCCAACAATAACAGTTTGATTTATCTCTATTGATGTTGCACCAACAAAAGAAGGGTATGTGTTTAATGTCCATGTACCTGACGTAACTGCTGTAGCCGCAGCAATCCATCTTAATGCATTTGATCCATCGGCTCCAGCAGGCCCGCTTGCACCCGTAAAACCAGCAGAACCAGTTGCCCCTGTTGCACCACTACCTGTTGCACCAGTAAAGCCGGCCCCACCCTGAGGACCTTGAGGCCCTTGTGCCCCTGAAGAAGATAAAGTAACATTTCTCCATGCTCCAGCTGAAGAGTTCCACTGAAGAATATCGTTATTTACCGGCGCGGTTGGATATTCAACATCAACGAGTTTATCAAGAGTAGGGGCTCCACCGTTTAAGTTTTCTAATTCTATAAGACCTTCATCAAGGCTATATTCAACATTATCATTTACAGGATCAAATGCAACTGTAAGAGCTGGGCTACTAACAGGGCCTACATCAAATCCTCTAAATGTTAAATCCGTGCCGCTCATCCCGGCATAAACATCAACCCCACTACCAATGTTTTGGCCATTATTAATTTCGCCAGTTGAACCTAGATTAATAATTCTAATTGAATTTGTTGTTGTATCATACTGTAGACTAGTACCAGATCCAGCAACAAGATTAAGATATGAGTCTGGGTTTGTTGAAAGTAAAAGTCCATCATTTGCGGTTTGCCATGAACCTATTGCCCCTGTATAATTAACGCGTATTCTACCAAAACCGTTTGCAGCTGCTAAAGTAACATCACCAGTTCCAACTCCACCAACAAGATCCCACTCATTAGTATCAAATATACTTTGTGTGGTTCTTTGATTAGCCCTCCACCATACAAGAGTTTCGGTAGGACCACCAGTAGGACCAGTAACCTGGACAGGATGATAAACAATGTTTCCTTCATCATATACCCTATTGGAAACCCAAGGGTTTGCAACCATCTTAAAGTTATTATCAACTTCAAAATTTAGAAGCTCTCGTTTAATCTCAGTTCTAAATAAGATATATTCTTGTAAATTAAAAGGCATTTTAGTAAATTCTTTTTTTATTTATTCTATACAGGTGGTGACTTGGTAATAGTTTCATTATTGTATGGAAAAGAGTTATTTCCGTACTCTGATAAAAGTGAATTTCTTAGAGAATTAAGATACCACGTGTTTCTGCTCCAACCTGGTACTGCATAAAGTTGTGAATAAATTCCAGTAATGTAAATAATCCGGATCTCATTATAGAATGCTACATATTCAGCAATACCTTGTCTGATAAAAGATGTCTGTCTATTTACAAAAATTGATCTCTGCTGATTTCTTTGAATATCATATGAAGATCCTGCGGTTAAAGTAAATGATCCTGTCACATCACCTACAGAATATTGTGTTGGAAAATCATAGAGATCGCTACCTAAAGAAAAAGATTGTAGATAACATAAACTACCGAGTGATGATGTATCAACTATCCCATATGCCTGTTCAAAATACTGGGACATTTCACCTAATGATGCAAATGTCATAAACTCCCTGGTAGTTCTATCATAGAAGCCAACGACTATATTTGTAGCATATAGTCTTGCTTTTTTAAGATACTCTAAAAAGTCTAATGATACTTTAAATGACAGGGCTTCAACTAACAATGGAAATATACTTTTTTGTATATATTCACAGTTTTATTGTTGGGTAATCTTTTATTAGTCTTTCAAAATTGCCACTTGTAATATTACACTTTTCAAAGATAGTAAGATGAGAAGTATCCCGGTATTCATCAATCCAATAAACATGTTTAAATCCTGCATTTACCAGGATCTTGGTACACATCTTACATGGTGAAAGTGTTAAAAGAACAATGTATTTTTCCGGATCGTATTCCTTAAACTTGGCAATCATATTTACCTCGGCATGAATAAATCCGCTTTCTCCCGGTGTGAGAGATTCTTCTTCTGTACCAGTTTCATCATTAACTCCGGCTCCACTATAAGAGCCATTATAGCCAAAGCTAGCAATTTTACTAAAGTCCTTTCTCAATGCCATACATGCAACCTTCGTGGTTGATGAATTTGAAAGTTCTTTAATGTTAAGTAAAACCTTCTTAAATGTATTAAGCTTTATTCGAAGCCTTCGAACTGAGGTATCCATTTTTTCTTAATTAAATTGGCATCCATTGAAATGCCAGGCGTCTCTTTTGCAAATTCTTTTGCAATTGCAATATTCTCCTCGTCATCATCGAAGAACCTAAAATCAGTAAAACCCATTTCGTGGAATTTTTCAAATGCAGCAAGTTTCTTTTCTGCAGTTGTTCCACGAAAACCTAATGACGGATCATTGACAGCATAAATGTAACTAGGGTTAATCTTAATCCCATTATGTGAAAGAAAATCTATGATCAAATTGGAATCATCCCTGGCGGTAATGATTCCTACTGGCTTACCCTTTGAAATAGTTCTTCTTAAGATATCAAAGACCCATTCAATAATCTTACCGGCTTTAAGAATTTCCAGATTTTGAAAATCTGAAAAGTCCATCTTATCTCCTCTTCTTTTCTTAAAGGTATTGAATTCTTGTGGTGTAAGCTCTGCAGAATAACCAGTCTTAGGGTTAACCACCTTGATTTTACTCTTGGTGACAACCAAAGTATCATCTACATCGAATATAGTGATACTTGACCTGTATGATTCTTTAATGTTCATATATATTATTTATCTCTGCATTATCTTTTTCACACTAGAGGTAAGATCAGGTGAGACTGGTTAACAATCGCGGCCATTCTGATATATGTGTTTAACTACAGGGAATCTTAATGAATAACCACCCATCTGATTTTGAGTTTCTTCAAAGTATTGAATGGTTACGGTCTTACCGACTAATTCATTATGGCGGTTAAGGTAATATTCCCTCTGCTCCTTTGAGAAACCAGATCCTACTGATACTCGGTAACCTTTATGTTCAATAATAATACTGCTCAGACATTCCTTTTCTACCTGTTGGCCATTCTCTGTCCAACGAATTGTGCCATTCACACATTCTAACACCGTGTACTCGTTATCATGGAATTTCTTGACCTTAAGGAGGTTATGAGAACGGGTACCTTCATAAGGAATGTTTTTACGAACCATGATACCTTCATATCCATTGATCTCGGCATCCTTAGCCATTTCGGTAAACTGTTCCTCGGTTTTGATTAGAACTTGTTTAACGATACTCAATGTTTGAAATTCCTGGAAAATGATTTCCTTAATAGGCTTACGGGTAAGGCGGTCAGATAAATCAGTAGTACCACCATGATTATCAAATTCCTCGATAATCAGACAGTCAAATACCAGGAACTTAGGATTCTTAATGGTATGATCCTTACGGCGGATTTCCTTCATAATACCTTGGAAGTCTTCGGCACCATTGTCATTAACCATACAGACTTCTCCATCTAGGATAAAGTTACCTGGAATTCTTTTTACATCTTCAGCGATACGGCCTAGAGTTTCAAATTCCTTACCGTTCCTTGAATAAAAGGTTACTGAATTACCTTCCTTACGGCAGATACAACGGACTCCATCTAGTTTACGAGAACCGTACCATGATTCCTTTTCAAAATTCACACGGTTCGGATTGTAAGGGTGCGCGAGTGCCACCTTAAAGATAGGAATGATATTAGGATGTACCTTAAGTACCGATGTAATAGAGGCACCCATACGAAGGTCTCTATCTAAGATGTAATGAATAAGTTTTTGTTGATCGGTCGGAAGTTCATTTACGAAAGTGTTAACCGCCTGGATAGCAGCATGCCCGGTTAAATTGTTTTCTGCCAAATCATCCAATAGTTGGAATAGGTCAGTGTACAGATTTTCTGGTGCAGTTAAGTGAGAATTCTTTTGAAGAACTCTGGTATGAACTCCATACTTCTTAAAAGGATTGTAAGTATACTGAAAGACCTTCTTTAGAAAATCATTATCAGCATGTTTACGAATAGTTGCAATCTTATGATTACCAGACGATGATTCGTTCATTTCATCTAGGAAGGATTGCAGATAGTTAAGGTTTTGTTTCAGTTTATCCATATCCGTTTAATTTTATATAAATATAAAACAAATTTTTGGGATTTGAAAATTTTTCTCTAACTTTTTTCTCCAAAAATGAAAAAAGTTATTAACAATTAGATTCTTCTATAGATCTCATGATGTACATTACGGTCAGTAAACATTGTATTTAATGTAAATTCCGATTGNATCATTAAATGTATGCCACCTTCTTGAATGCATTATGATTTTTTCAAATGGCCAAAACCACATAGTTTTACAATCAACCTGATCATGTATCTTTTTAACATCAGCAAGTATAGATTCATAATCAGCAGTTTCATAATGATCTAAAAGAAGTACATCGCAAGAACCTTTATATTCAGATGCATCCATACAGATAACTTCTACCCGAGGATCTTTAAGAAATGCAGACTTATTCTTTTTATGATAATCAATTACTTCTTTACTTCTTTCAATGATTGTTAATTTTGTAACCTCAGGTTTTGTTAAGATCCAATTTTCCCTAACGCCAAATCCCATACCGGTAACCGTTACGTGGCCCTTTGCTAACATATAGTGGGAGAACAGTTCATATGCTTCAAGGTGCGAATTCAAATCATATGCCATCCACTGTTCACCGTTTACATATAGGTACATATAACCCGGTTCTTTTTCTCGTATTTCAAATATACCTTTAGACCAATTCTCTAGTTTAGGTGGCGTGTAATTGAAGTGTTTTAATAAACTTAACATATTTTAATTTTGATTTTCTTTTAATAATGTTTGTACTTTTTTAATTTCATTACATTTTTCATACTGTTCCTTTTCCTCAAAGTAGACTATTAATCTATCTAAACTCTGTATTCTCTGTAATGTAGAAACATCACTATATGATAAAATATCATGAGGAAATGATACTACTATATTATAGCATAGATTCATATAATCATCATAACCTAGCTTTTCTAAATTTTCTAAGATATATCGTAAATACTTATTGTCTTCCATCTATTGATTTTTTAATCTGTGATAGCAATTCTCTTTCACTATCAGTTAATGACTTAGGTAATTCAACAAGGATATTAATATAAAGATCTCCACACGCATCATTTTGATTATAAAGAGGAAATCCTTTCCCTTGTATTCTAAGGAGAGTACCATTTTGTGTATTTGGTGGGATTGTAAAGCTTATCTTTTTATCAAAGATATCAATGATACCTTTTCCACCTAACATAGCATCAAATACATCAACGCGGTGAATTTTATGAAGACCTCGATTATCAATCATATAATCTGAATGGTCTCCAACAACCACAGTAAGAATTAAATCACCATGCAGTTCTTCTGTTAATCCTCTCTGCCCTAATCCTTTTAGTCTAAGTCTTTGTCCATTTCTTATACCTCGTGGTATTGTAACCGAAATAGGTTTCATACCTATTCTCATCTCACGGTTCACACCATAGTAGGCATCCTCAAGACTAATTTGAATTTGTGTCTTTATGTCTTGACCTTTTCCATTATCAGCCCAACCATATCTATTGTTGAACATTCCACTAAAGCCTTGATTCTTTAAAAAATCTTCAAAGAATTGCTCATCAAATCCACCGCCTGCAAATCTTGATTGAGCATTCCACTGGGCTTTCTTTTTTGGATCACTTAAGATTTCATATGCCTCGGCAATTTCCTTAAACTTAGTATCGTCTCCTTTAGTGCGATCAGGGTGATGTTCTTTTGCTAATGTACGATATGCTTTTTTAATA